GTGGTTGGACGCCAGAAGGGCGTACAATATAATCGAGGGGCTGAAGAAAGTCAAAGAAAGGAGGACGAAGTATAAGGATGCCGATGTTTGAACAGCCTTATTATATAGCGCCTCATGCAGTAATACGTTTTCAAGAACGAGTAGCGGACGTGCCTACCAGGATAGTCCGCTTAACTATTCAAGCCGCATTACAGGGATACAAAAACCTTATTGGCTACCATATTTACGATCACCAAAAATGCTTAGTTTACAAAGCTCGCTATCAAGAGGTTGAGTATTATATCCCAGTCATGGTTGAAAAACACAAGACAGATGCCTGGAAGGTTGTGCCGACGATACTCTCCCCGAAAATGAGAATCTATAATAAAGACAAGAAAAGCTTCGCATGGGAAGGAGAACAAAATATGCGAATACTGACCCCAACGCAATTAATTAGAACCGCTGCGCTGACAACAGGTAAAGTCAAGCGAATTGATGGAAAAGTAATAACATACAAAGATATTGAAATCGTCCCTGTCCAGGATGAATTGTGCTGGCTTTGCGGCGGCGAGACAAATAACCAAGGCGTACCTGTCAAAAAGGCAATTAAGCCAACATTTACCAATATACCAATAGCAAGCGAATTGAAAAGCAAAACGTTATGTGCTGGTTGTGCATTTTGTTTGTCTTTTGTTTCGCTGCGCCATTATTCCATTGTTGCTACCGAAAAAAACCTGCAACATCCTTCCCGCGCTGAACTGCGGGGTATTCTTCTTGACCCACCAGACCCCCCATTTGTTATCTGTGTTGCCGTATCCGGGCAAAAATGGCTGCACATAAAAAGTCAGATAGCCTATACAAAAAATTATTTTCCCGTGCAGATGGAGGATACTACTGTTTATGTTGATCATGCGAAACTGAAAAGTCTTCTTGCACCAATCGAAGAACTTTATTCCGGAGGCTTTCGGAAAATGTCCGGCAGAAATTTTGAGGGCGAAATTGAAACGGGGCGATACGATAGCCATAAAATACTAGCATTTGGTATCGAAAGATGGCAAAAGCTGGAGGATAAAATTAACAATAAACGGGGCCAACGGGCATTTAACCTGGCTTTATTTATTGCCCAAAAAAAGGAGGAACAATCATGATATACGGCTTTGATACTAAAAACAGGGAGGCAGGACTAGCTGCTCTGCTGGTGTATGGCATGTATCGAAGTAAAGACCCGAAGCATAACAAGCCGGCCATGGATATGTGGAGCAAGACAATTCCCGGAGCAGTTTCAGGATGTGCCATGCGTGCGGTTGACCTTTGGGAATTCATTGAAAAGCTGAAAAACAAGAAATTCTTTGGCGAACCGAAGCCAAAATGGATGAAGGTTGGGGACAATCCCGTTATCAATATGTATGTCAATCACGAAACAGGAGAAATAATCCAAAAGGGAGAACAATGGCAAGTAGAAAAAAGGGAATTCTGGGTGGAAATACTGGACAGCGCTGATCATGAATCGGTATTATTTTTGTTGTCGAATCGAACCAGTTATATTATCGCACTTGTTCGGGACAGGCTTGAAAGAGAAAAACCCTACGAAATATTTATACAAAAAGAAAGTGAGGAAAACAAAAATGGAGAAGAGGAATAACCTTACGGTCGAAGGGATTATCACTTTATTATCGCCGCTAAGCCATATAGGGGAAACCAGGGGAACGGACAGCCTTTTAATTCGGGGAAACGTAGTCGACAACAATGGCAAGAAACATGAAGTTTTTCGATACAATGGAAATGCTTTTCGGGGAATGCTTCGCGATTGCGGCGCGCTATATCTTTTTGAAAAGCTTGGCGAACCAAAAATGCCGCTGGATACGCTTTACTTATTTGCTTCCGGAGGAACAATCATAGGCGAGCAGGCGGTTGACTTGGCCCGGGCAGAGCAGATACGAAAAACTTTTCAACTGCTGTCTATCTTTGGCGGCGGCGCAAAGTCACAGGTGCTGGAAGGGAAAATGTCTATTGGTTTTGGTGTCCCGCTGGTCAGGGAATGCCAGGAAATTCTACCCGAACGCTTTCGGAATATAGACGCTCCCCCCTGGCGGCTATGGACGGAAGAAAATTATTTTACCCGCACCGATGATGCCAAAAAAGAAATATTCAAGAAATATTTAGATAGTACATTGCCGGATCCCGAAGAAGAAAAAAAGGCTTTGCTGCCGGCCGAAGAGGAAATGGAGCAAGCAAAAGATGGAATGCGCTTCCATAAAGCATATATGGAAAAACGCAAGGAAAAAGAAAAAACAAAAGCAAAAACCGAGAAACAAGAACCGAAAGAAGTTGCTCAGCAAATGCGGGCAATGGTGGAAAGTTTATGCGCCGGCTCAAAATTATACCAGCGAATTGACTTATTCGACATGACCGACCTGGAATTGGGGGCTTTTGTTTCTTGTCTGGATTATTTTAGCCGAAAACCCTATATCGGAGGTAAGGCAAGCGTTGGATTTGGGCTTTGTAAAGTAAACTATGAATATTGGAATAACGGAAAATTGGAATGGTTTATGTCTATCAATGAAAAACAAATAGAAATGTGCAAGCTGGCGGAAGGCGCAAAACAGAAATATGACCGCTGGATACTGGATTTGTACGCGCAATATATAGCGGAAAATAAAATGCCAATGACGCAATTATTGGAGGGGAAGTAATGCAGAACTTAAAAATTAGCTGCAAAGTAAATGACATTGTATCTACTGACGGTCTTTTCCCTTTAGATTCGATTCTGGCTGCCGAATGGATGAGGCAAAATTATCCGGAAGAATATTATAATGATGGTGCAAAAGAGAATTTGATTGAACCGGAATTGCCGCTTGCTCAAATAGAAATAGCCGGGCATAAAGTCTGGGCGGCAAGCGTAGCGCAATATAAACTGCACGGAGAATATGTCCATTATTGGCACAAAAGACTTGATCAGTATTTGACCGGCAGGAATATAGATAAGCCCAAACGGATTAATGTATCCTCTGCCGAATACAAAAATTACCGGATGCCAATAAACATAATGCTGATTAATAACCTTACCTGGTTTTGTGTTGGCGAACCTGGAAAGATTAAGGATTTGCTATGGGGAATAAAATCACTGGGTAAAAAACGGTCGCAAGGATTTGGGATGGTAGAATTAGATCATATGGGCAAACCTGCATGGAATGTAGAGGAATGGCCGGAGGATTGGAGCGTTTATGGGCCCGGTGGCAAACTTATGCGGATTATTCCGTTTGATGACGAAATAAAAAAAGACATGGTAATAAGGCGCTGGGGAATAAAGCCACCATATTGGCTGAATGAAAATCAGGTAATAGCGGTAATTCCGGAGGTGGGGAATTGGTATGGATGAGATAGAAAGAGAAGAATATTTTTTACATGCCCGATTACCTGTTTTTCAAAGACGAGTAGAAGAAGCAAAAAAAAATATAGCAGAAGCATTGAAAATTAAAGGGACATGGGCACTGTCTTTTTCCGGGGGCAAGGACAGCACTGTGATGCTTGATTTATGCTATCAAATGGGCTGGCGTGGGCCACTTCTTTATCAGACATACGGAGAACTTGAGACGTTGTCAGATAACCTGAAAATGGCTAACTGGGCCCGTGATTATTATGATTTGAATTTATATATAAAGAATGCGCCAGGTGAGTTTGAAATATATCGCCAAATAGGACATTTTTTTATAGAAGCCATTACGCATGAAGAAAAAAAAGCTGTCAGGCAATGGTATAGAAAAGCTTTTGGAGAATTAAGTAAGTTTGTAAAAAAACAAGGTTGGATGGGACAATTTTTGGGATTGCGTATAGAGGAAAGCAATCAACGCAGGAAAATGTTAGGACATAGAAGCGGACTATATTTTGCAAATAACCGTAAGATGTGGACGTGTTGTCCGATTTACTGCTGGAGCGGACAAGACGTTTGGGCATATCTGGTTACACAAAACTTACCCTGGGCAGCGCTTTATGATGCGCCGGGGCAGAGCAGAGAAAGAATACGAAATGATATAGTATTTTTGGCAGGGAGCGGCAGTATACGGCACGGTCAATTTTGTTTTTGGAAAAAACTTTATCCCGAATTGTTTAATCTGCTGGCAAAAGAATGGCCGGAGATACGAAATTATATTTAGCTTTGCCCGCCCTTCGGGGCGTTTTTTTATTTTTTTGCGCACGCAACAAAAATTACTTCTCCAGTACCAAAAAACCAGGAGAAGTTGGCGCGCTAAGACATGTATACGGTATACTTAAAAAATATTTTCGGATTATTTTTTCTTAAATCCTGTAATCCCTACTCTCCGAAAGGATTATCTGAAATAAATATTTTATAAAAAAATATAATAAACCCTCGACAAGCTTCCTGAATTCGTGATATATTTGGTATAGAAAATATAAAAGACAGGGAGGAATAAAAAATGACAACAATAGAAATGATTGAAAAGTTCAGGATTAAATTATGTCAACAAGATGGTCAGGAAAACATCAACCTGCTGAAATAGTCTCTTCCGCCTGACGAGTCCCGATGGCACCGGGACGAAACCGGCTTCGGCCGGTAGCGGAAAGCCAATTAGGCTGGAGACCTCAAAATGAGGTAGGCCTGGCACCCGCAAGGGAGAAACAAAATGGAAAATAAAAAAATAGAAGCAGGAAAAATCAAACACTTTTATATTAACCATACTGAAGGAATAGACATTGTTCTTCTCGACGAAAAAATTCCAGCGTTATGCTGGGATCTACGCATTGCCACAGTGGCCTTCCAAGTATCTCATTGGTGGCCGCCATTTGACGACAATGAAGACAAATTGACCAACCATCTTTCCGACAAGGATGACTGGTCAATTGGAGAAATTCCAATCGACCAGAACAACGAAGTTCTTTCTCTAGACCCAATTATTTCAGGAATTTCGCTGTGGGAAGTCCCTCAGGTAAAGAAAAGAAATCCATTCGTTATGATGGGTAAACTAGGGCTATTACGGTAAGTTTTACATCCGCCTGATGAGTCCTGGTGACACGGGACGAAACTCCCCGAATAGGGGAGTAGCGGAAAGCTAAAAAAGGCTGGAGGCCGGTCACAACCCCGGCCAAATAAAAAGGAGGCAAAAATCATGACAGCAAGGGAATTCCTAGTTTTCGCCGGTTGGGATGGCGCCCTCGAAAATGGGCTCGCCATCCTCGGCAGGTATGTCGGGAGGGGCAATAATTTCGTCTCTTTCCCTGATGCGGAAGCACTCACCGACGATAATGATCTACTGGCCGAGCTCCCTGATGAACCGGCAGGATTCCAGGAATACGCCGAAGCGTACTCCAGAGAGCGGTAAAATAGCAGAGTGACGGCCCTTCGGGGCCGGTAATGCTGGTGGCCGGTCACAACCCCGGCCATAAGGAGGTGTAAAAATGATAAGTTTAGAACGGGTTCTAGATGGTAGTATGCGTCTTGGCGTCCTTCGTGGTTTTTTTCACGACGACGAAGGTGAAGAAGTCGGGGCCATTTGGGATGAAATTGATTTTCATCCCAATGGAACATTTGAAATTATTTTAGATGCTTTGCACGGGGAAGCATCTAACAATTACAAGCAATTACAAGGTACAAGGTAAATTTTTAAAACTTTCCCGGCCTGGGGCCGACCGGTGAAACAACCGGCCCCGCCATAAAATGGGTGGCGACCTAACCGCCAGGCTGCCCCGGAAAAACGGAGCAGCAAAGAGGAGAAAAAATGAGGACATTACGAGAAAGATGCGAAAAAATGTTACAAGGCGAAAAAAAGCGCCGGGAAGTGGCACTGAAATTCATCGAAGAGTTCAAGGAGATTCTGCTTCCAGTTGCCCCGGATATTTGGGGTATCGGGACGAGGGATGAGGAAGAAAACGAAACTGACGTTACCAGTGTGACCGTACTACGTGAAAAAGACGGAAAGAAATCCGGGTCTGGAATCTATTTCAGGTACATGACTTGGAAAGGTACATATAAAGAGGAAAAGCCCGGCTTTTACTACCTGGATAACTACGGGTACGGGCGCATTTGGGGAACTCCCCTGGATGAGCTTCGGGGGAAAGACTTTTGGTATGTAGTCCAGGTGCTGATTGAGTGGATACCTTTGGTATCTGCTTTGATCGAAAAAAAAGAAGCTAGTAGGCAGGCGTTGCTTGCCTTACTGAAGTAAGAAAACAGCCCAGCCGTGCGGACTAAAGCCATGCAGAAAGAGAGTAGAAAGAGAAGGAAAATATGAGAATGCAATTTCAACCTATATATACTATCACCGAAGCTGCCGACTTGTGGGGGCTAGACACCTCCACGATTCGGAAAGCGGCCATTGCTGGGAAATTTCCTGTCGGGGAAGCATGGAAATCTGGAAGTACCTGGCTCGTAACCCGTCAGGGGATGATCGCGATTTTCGGAGACACAAAAAAAATTAAGTATATTTAAATCCCGCTGCGTGGGTAGAACTAGCCGCTTAAGGAGGAGGTGAAAATTATGAAAAAGATAATGTTATTTTTAGCGGCATTGGTGATGATTTCCTTAATGGGATGTGGGGGAAGCAATAAGGAAACTAGCAAAAAAGTAACCCTTGTGTCGTATGAGATTCAATCTATTAAAGAGGACATGAATATTACGTACGGGGACACTTATGGAGGGCAGACCTATCAGGCAAATGTTGTAGTAAAAGAGCCTGCAAATAAGGAGCAGTTAAAAGATGTATGTCGGGCTGTGGTGACTGAAGTTCAAAAAACCTATAAAGATAAAGCAGATGCTATTATTGTTTTTATCTATGACTACCCAGAATATGTAGGGTACGGATATACATTAGGCATGGCCGTTCAAATATTGGACGGATCATGGCAATGGGAAATTGGAGAAAAAGACTGGTCAAAGCGTCTTACGACAGAAGAAGTAGAAATATGGGAAGTATGGCATGATCTAAAAAAAGTTAAGAATGCCGCAAGCCCTGGGGCGATCGTAGACGAAGAAACTGTTACGGATGAAGTAGCCGAGCAGTATGACGTAAAAAAGGAAAGGGTTAAGGAAATACTTGCCAAGCAACTTGCATGGAGTTTTTAAAAGCATTTAGGGGGAAGAGGGAAAAAGGGAAAATAATTGCAAAATAAACTGTTGACAGGATAGAAATAAAGTTATAAACTTAAGCCAAATAACGAAAGGCGTTGTTGAACGTAAATTTAACGTTCGGCGGCGCCCTTCGGCGTTTTAGGGGTGTCTAAAGAAGTTTAGGGTAAATAAAGGGGGTGAAGATATGCCGTGGGCATACAGAGACAAGTATGGAATACTTCATGCGACCGAAGACGAAAAAACAGCTAAAGATTATTCGGTCAGCAAGGCGGTTAAGAAGTATTCAGGGGCTTGTATGGGCGGCTATCCGGCCGTATCTGTCGCGATAATAGATTACGGTGACGCCAGGATATTCTTGGCAGGGAATGAGAAAAGCGGGATAGATTTAAATAAGGCTCCAGGAACCATTAAGGCCGAAGCGGACAGGCTGTTAAAAGAAATAGGCCTGTAACACGAAAACAACATAAGAAGGGGGATGTTGGACATGTACGGCATCCCCCGCTATAAAAAAGTGAGGTTATGACGATAATGTGGGAACAAACTCAACCAATGATGCTGGATATAATTAGCGGTATTGGGCTGTCTATTTTAGGGTTGATGGCAGCATACGCAACTGTATATATCAATCGGGCGGCGATAAAAGTAAGGGCTGAAACGGCACAAATCAAAGACCAACAACAGAGAGATTTGATTTGGATGGCTACCTCAAGGCTTGAAGAGGTGGCGAAAATAACGGTATCAAAGATTGAGCAGACCGTAGCCGGCAAATTACGCCAGGCGGTTAAAGACGGTAAAGTTAACCGGGAAGAACTGGTTGCCCTGGGGAAAAAGGCATACGATGAGGTGCTTAAAACGGTGGAACCGCAAGTTGTCAAGGTATTAAAAGATAACCTGGGTGATTTAAAGACGTACCTGGAGAGTACTATTGAGGCCGAAGTTAAGAGATTAAAGAAATAGACTTAAGGAGAGAGAATTTTGGAAAATTTATCTCCACAGTTATATGTGCCGGCAATCGTTATTTTGATATCATTGTTGTCCGCAGCCGTAGGAATTATAGGGTATTTCTTGAAAGATCTAAAGGCGAACCAAAGAGAAAAGGATATAACGCAGGACCGGGTCATTGAAGGGGTCAAGGACAGCCTGGCGGAATTTAAGGCGGTGCTGCCCAGGCAATATGTATTACGTGATGATTTTATCCGGGCCATTGCCGGGTTGGACTCCAAAATAGAGACAGTTTTTCAGGAAGTTTGTGAAATTAATAAGAATTTAAGCAGAATAACGGGGGGTAGTAAATAGAATGGGTGGCTTGGAACGCTTTGAGGCCCGGATTGCCCGCGGACACGTCATAAAGATACTAAAGATCGCATATCCGGGACCGGCAAGTCTTGAACTTTTAGAATTAACACTAAGCGACCGGCAATGCCCTTCCTCATTGCCAATGATCCGGGGATACGTGCAATATCTGGCCGACAAGGGTTATGTGGAAATATACGAAGAGGGCCGTTCCCTCGGTCTAGAGGTTGATCGTGTGATGGTACGTTTAATGCCAAAAGGCATCGATTTAATGGAAGGAATTATTCCTCACGATCCCGGAGTGAAACTATAAGATGGTGAGGCGTAAGCACCACAAGGTGACAACTTTCCCGCCGGAGATCGTAGAGGCGGTGAATAGCAGGCTGGTGGAGGGTCATACCTACGCCCAGATTGTCGAGTGGCTGAAGCAGATGGGACATCAGTTGAGTCCCATGGCGCTGCAAAGGTATAGCAAGGACTTTTTGAGCAGGCTGGACAGGCTCAAACAAATCCGTGATCAGGCTAAAGCAATCGTGGAGAGCAATCAGGGTGCTCCCGGAACGCAGTTGGCGGAAGCGGCGAATGAGATGGCCCTTTCCATGATCATGGAAACGCTGATGGCGGTAGATAACCCTCTTGCGGATGCGAAGGTAACGGAACTTCTCAAAGCGCTACCCAAGCTGGCCGATTCGGCAACCAGGAGGGAGGCGCTGAAGTTTCAATTTAATAAGGGCGTGGAGGCCGCAGCCGCCAGGATCAAGGAAGAATTAAGCAAAGAACTGAAAGTTCAGCCGGAATTACAACAAAGGATGGCCGAACTTATAGAAAAGGCAAAAATACAGGCAGTCGAAAAAAGGTGATAGGCATGTCCATCTTGGAAGAAATTGTAGGAACGGTAAAACAAAAAAACGTTTCTTTTCTGGAATACTGCCGGGAACATATTATCCTGGATAGTGGACAGCGCTATGATCCTATTAATAGGCAGTGTATGAAAGAAATATTTGAGGCCTACAACCAAGTTTCTCATTTGACAATTACAAAAGGGGCTCAAACGGGTTTTTCCACGATGGCCATTGCTCACACCTTATATATGGTAGATATTCATGAGCGCAATGAAATATATTATCTCCCGACAGATAAGTTTGCCAAAGACTTTGGCGTAACCAGATTTGATCCGTACATTGACCGCAGTACTTACCTGCGGGATAGTGTAAAGGGAACCGATCAGGCAGGCTTAAAGCAAATCGGGACACATTTTTTATATCTACGAGGACTTTTCAGCAAGACCGGGGCAATTTCTATTCCGGCAGATGAGATTAAATTCGACGAAGTGGCGATGATTAACCCGGAAAACATGGAGTTGGCCCAGGATAGAATATCAGCCTCTGACCTGGCCTGGCAGAAGTACTTTTCGGTGGCCCTTTTTCCGGAGGATGGGATTGATGAACTATACCAGCAGAGCGATATGCGAAAGTGGCTGGTACGCTGTTCAGGATGCCGGCGGGAAGCGGCTGTGGAAGAGGATTTTCCGGTCAACTTTGCGAAAAAAGATGGTATGGTGCTGCTGGTCTGTGTGAAATGCGGGAAAACCCTGGACGTGAATGCGGGCAGGTGGGTGGCGGAACATCCCGACACCGACCGGCGGGGGTATAGGGTACCGCAACTGATTGTACCGGGATTGAACCTGGATTTAATTTGGAACCGGTGGCAGACGGCCAAAGATAAGCCGAGCAAAAGGGCGACATTCAGGCGCAGCACTCTGGCCTTGCCGGACAGCGGGAATATGCAGCCGGTGAGCCCTGAGGCTTTGGCCCGGGTGGAAGCGGCCAGTAATTATTGGTGGCAGGACCGCAGCGATGAAATTACGGGAGTAGGTATTGATATAGGGGATACCGCCCATGTGGCGGTAGCGGCTCCGTATAGAGATGATGGAATGAGGCTCTTGGCTTTTTTTGAAGTGGACGTAGAGGACGCGGTGGCCCTGGTGGAAGCGTCAGAGGATCGATATAACATGGGTGCTCTGGTTGTGGACGCCATGCCGTACAAAACGGAGGCTAAAAGGATTGTGCGGGTACTTAAAAAAGCGAGGGGCTACATCCAGTATTTTAAGGGCGACGATATCAAAGAAGGCGTGGAAGGAATGGATGACCGGGCAGTAAATAAAATAACGGCTGATCGGGATGAATCTCTGGATGAGACCACAGATTTATTTGCTACCGTACCACCATTGGCTCTACTGCCTAAACCAAGAAATGTTCAGGAAGAACTGATTTACAAGACGGTTAAGGTGCATTTATTGAAATTGGTAAAGGAAGAGATCGGAGAAGGCGGGGATAAAAAGATTTGCTACAAAAAAAATGTCCCGAATCATTTCGGGATGGCAATAAACTCCGCTCGCATCGCTTTGATGTTCAGGGGATTTAGAGGACCAGGACAGGGGCTTATTGGCGGCCAGGTCGTAGGGCGAAACGCAACGGCAGATTTGAGGTGGTAAGGGTGACAGGATATAAGCCTCAGATAGGACAGATTGGCAATCAATTGCAAAGCACATTCAATCTTTTTGACGGGGCAGTTCTCAATCCGGACGCCGCTTTGGTGAGCGAATACGAGCGTATGTTGGATACGGATGAGACGGTGAGCGCTGCCTTTTACTTTTTAACTTTTTGCGTGCTTCATCACCTTGGTGAATATACCCATCCAGATGATAAGATCACAAAGTATATACATAAATGCTTTGAAAAGATAGACGGAAGCCTGTTGCTGGCATGTGAGGACATTTTGTCGGCCGTGTGGGCCGGGTATTCGGTGACGGAAATTGTATGGACGATTAATGACAGTTCAGGGATTAGGCCGGCCTATTTGGCTGCTTATCATCCTTCATCTATATATTTTAAAGTCGATGATTACGGCAGATTAAAGAAGATTGAACAGATAAACATAGATAATGCTATGGGGATAGATTTGCCCAAAGAAAAATGCATAACCTTTTCTTATGGGAAAAGGTTTGGTAATTATTACGGGAAAAGCGCTTTCAAGCCGATCCGGAAAAATTGGCTTTTAAAGGATGCTATATTAAAAATGTGGGCTAGCGCGCTGGACAAGTTTGGGACACCTTTAATGGTAGCCATAGTTCCGGACGGCAGCATAATTGACCCGGAGACCAAACAGGAGATGAGTCAACTAGAATACGCCATCAAGCTTTTAGATAATTTGCAGCACGGGACTGCATTGGCTTTGGCTGCAGGGGGATCAAGAGGGCCTACAGTCGGTGTCCAACAGCAAATACCTGACATAAAAGCACTGGTGACCGGTGGATCCGGAGTAGGGAGCGCTTTTAGTCTGGCGATGAGTTATTTTAATAAAATGATCTGCCGGGGGCTCTTGATCCCCTCTTTGCTTTTTGATGAGGGGGCAAGATCGGGAAGCTTGGCACTGGGGACGTCGCATTTTTATAGTTTTATGTTTATGGTCAAAGCGATTTACCGGCAACTCAAAGAGGTGTTATTGGACCAATTGATTGCCCGGATCATTGAATATAATTTTGGGCTGCAAAATGATTACGGTGATTTTGCAGAGCAACCTCCCGGACCGGAGGAGTTGGATATCTGGTCAAAAATCTTTGATGGTCTGACCCAGAGCGGGGCAATGGATATGGACGCGGAAGAAGATTTCAAATACGCAAGAGAAAAAATAGGTTTGCCGTTGAGGGCTGTTGCGAAAAATGATCTGCAAGTAAAGACCGAATCGGCATTGGCCCAGTACGATCATTATTTGCGGGCCAAAGAGGAAGGTAAGTAAAAAATGAAGCTGGAGCAGGCTTTCTTTAAGCAGCTTGATGAAGCCGAGGCAAATATACTTAAAACTTACGAGCGTTGGCTTTCTCTATATTTTAAGAAGTTGCCCTGGCGTAAGATTGAGCGGTTTAAAAAAGGCAGTTTTAGGATAGAGAAGGTCGGGATGGTTGATGAGCTGATACCCCGGCCAGACGAAAAAAAGCTGGCTAAACTTTTGGCCGGGCACGGAGCTAAGATGGTGGCTATCGGGGTGGCGCACGGGGAACAGATAATCAAGGCTCTGCATCGACGCCATGACAAAAAGAAGATGGCGGAGTATCCGGAGTTTGATTTTGATTATACGGCTGATCCCCGGCTGATTCCGGTACAGGCTGTGGAAGCCATGGAAAAAAGGGCGATGGTGTTGGCCGGGAACGTTGGTAGTGACATTACGGGGGCGGTCAAGAAGATTGTAATTAGCCATATGGTGGAGGTATCCCGGAAAGAAGCGGAAGAACAAATTGCGGATATGCTCAAGGCTAACCGGGATAGGGGCAGCTTGATTGTTACCACGGAGACTACTTATGCCTATAACCGGGGCCGGCTGGCCAGTTTTGCGGAGCACGAAGTTGATCATATTCAGTTTTCATCGGTGATGGATGCCCGTACCAGCGTGCAATGCCGCACCCGGCACGGGCTGATTATGGCAATGGATGATCCCCGGCTAGCGGCTAATACCCCTCCGCTGCACGGGCGCTGCCGGTCGGTGCTGGTGCCGGTATATGGGTCGTATCAGCCAGAGTTGCTGACGCCAAAAAGTATAAATTGGGATGAGGTAGCGCCGTTGCCCAAGGGTTGGGGTAAGGCGGCTTAAGGAGGTAAAACAGCTTCCGATGAATCGCGAACTACTTTCGTAGATGGGACGAAGAAAGGCGTCCTTCTGAGCTTGACGATTTAGTCAGGTTCAGTAAACCAGTGAAATTATGGAGTGGTCAACAGCGTATATTAATGATTTGTCTGACTCTTGTTTTGCTTACATTGAGCCAGGCGGGGAAAAAGATAAAGAAGGCAAAACGGTGCCCCGGTCACTTCGCCATCTGCCGTATAAGGATATAGATGGCAAGGTAGACCTGCCTCACCTCCGCAATGCGCTGGCCCGGCTGCCGCAATCTAATTTATCTGCCGAAGCAAAGGCGAAGGCAAAGGAAAAATTAATGACTGCGGCAAAAGAACACGGTGTGGGGGAATATGACAAACTGGCAGAATTGAAGATTCCTTTTTTTCGCATGGGGAGATGGAAGCATCCGAGATACGGTACAATCGAAGGGACGCAACAGGTGTTTGACCAGATGAAGGCTAATTTTAAGCGCCAGGTTTTGGGGCGGCAGCCATTTGTGCGAATTGGCCATGATAAGGATAGTGCAGGTGTGTTTGGTACCGCTCCGGCAGAAGCTTGGATCAAAGATATTGTTCAGGAAGGAGATTATCTTTATGTAGTGGCGGACACGACTAACGAAGAAGTAGTCAAAGCAGTGAGGGAAAAGCGTTATCGGTTTGCTAGTGCCGAGTATGATCCCAATTATAAAGACAGGGAAACCGGCTTGCCTGTTGGTGCGGTTCTTTCGGCGGTGGCATTAACGAATGAACCATTTTTAACCAAGTTGCCAGACGCAGTGGTGTTGGCGGATGACCAGAAAAAAATTTATCTTGATTATGAGGAGGATGAGAAAAATATGGAAAAAGAAAAGCTACTTGAGGAAAATAATAGCCTGTTGAAGAAACTGGCGGATACCCTTACCGGGTTTGTGGAAAAATTTAAGCCTGGCCAGGGTAGCGGTTTGAGTGATGATGACAAGAAAAAACTAGCTGAGTTAGAGACTGTGAAGGCAGAACTGGCGGCAGCTAAAACTGACCAAGAAAAAATAAAAACATCGATGTGGGTGACTATGGTGGATGGTCGCATTAAAGACCTGGTGGCGAAAGGAATTCCGCCAGTGATGTGCGAGCAGACCAGGGCAATTCTATTGGCCAACCCGGTATACGAAACGACCATGATCAAGCTTGCTGACGGCAAGGAAATAAGTAAGGCAGACCAGATGTATGCTATCCTGGAAGCTCTGCCGACTGAGCACCGGATCAAAATGGGCCAGATTGGTGCACAGACCAGCCCACTGCCGGCAGATAGCCCGGAAGCAATCAAAAAGATGGCTGACGAGGATGTAAAAGCTTTGGGCGGGAAAGTGACTGAAAATGGAAAATATACACTATAAGGCAGTAGAATTATTTGGTGAATATGCGTTGATTAACATAAGGTTAGGCTTATTGCCTTTTAAGTATGATAATTTTAAGGAGTGTGATTGCAATGCGTGACCCCAATGTGACTACTATTGAAACATACGTTGATCGGAAAATACTGGCTTATCCTGAAAGCGCAGGGCCGATAATCTCTGTCCTGTTGGCTGCCAGTCAGGGAGATTTGACCAGCGGCAGAGTGCTGGGCAAGAATATCGGCACAGATAAATATGAAAAGTATACTGCCGGAGTAAAGGCAAGCCTAACAACCAACCTGACCGGCAATAACAACGACCTGGTCTGGACATGGAAAGCTCCGGGAAGCCAGGGAAACAACATTAAGGTTAAGTATACCGACCCGGCAGGAAATAGTAAGCCGCTAATAATCACTTTTAGCAATAACCTGATTGATGTTAGTCTTGCTACTAATAGCTCGGGAACCATCACAACCACGGCGGCACAGATTGCGGCAGCTATTGCTATCAATGAAATACTTAAGGAGAAAATTACAACGGCAAACGCTACCGGCAATGACGGTACCGACGTAGTAACAGCCATGAGTGAGGCTGCCTTGACTGGCGGTACAAATGCCAACGTAACTCCTGCAGTGATTTTGGCGGAAGAAATACCGAATTCAGCAACTGACTTAAATGTTCTTGCGTATCTGGGCGGGACATTTTATACCGCAAAACTTACCGGAATGGATGATGTTGCTAAAACGGCCATGTTTGCCCGAGAAGTTGCAGGCGTGACCATTATATAAACTTTGAAGGAGTGTGAAATAAGTGAATCTGACTTTTCCGACTACACAAGAAGTTACCCACATCGTGAGAAACCGGGTCGTAGACCCGACGAAATTCATTGCCCGGAGTTTTTGCCCGGTGGTGCCGGTGTATGCCGAAGCAATAGAATACGATGTACTAGAAGCTAGTCTGGGCATGACTAGGGCGCATAACGTGGGCGCCGATCCTAAATTAGTGGAATTGCCCGGACAGAGCCGTAAGCGAATGGGTACCGGCTATTGGAAAGAGACCTACCGCATTGACGAGGCTCAGTTGCTCTATGCCCGAAGGGAAGGCACCTACAATCAGCGGGCCGGGCGTGATTTGGTGGTATTGCGCTCGAAGCAGCAAGACGACCGATTGGAGAGCCGTATCGAGTGGCTGTCTTGGCAACCGATTACGGCCGGTCAGCTTGCGGTTGATGAAAACGGTGTAAAATATACGGTGGATTATAATATTCCGGAAGAAAATAAACCTGAGCTTACTGGTGCTAACCTATGGTCGGCCATAACTACTGCTGACCCGATAACAAATATTACCAATTGGCTGCTACTTTACCGGGGCACCGGCGCCCGGGGCGTGGCTGCTTATTTCAACATGAAAATAGCCGGGTACCTG